GCTAAAGCCAATGTAGAGTAATAAACTGATATAATTTCTTGTTAGCTTGCGTATGATGCTTCTTTCCCAGTTAGGGGATGATAACTCTTGGGTGATAAGTTCTTCACTTTTTTCTTTATATAATTTGGGTGGTAATTGAATGACCAGCATTTCAATTATTGAGCTTCTCTCTTTAGGGCTTATGTTAGTATTTTTTAGTTTGTTGAGAAAAGCTTGGTAAGCATCACCTAATAAATCTTGTGCTACTTTATCACATGACAAGTTATGTATTAATTCTGCGGTTAAATGTTCAATATTTTTAGGCTGAATAATACCATCCTCAACATCTTTAATTGTATTTAAAGTTTCTACTCCAATTGTTGGGGTATTCATCACTGAGGGTTTGTATGTGTCCAGTGTATAGTCAAATAGCATTTCATCCAGTAATTGCGCAAAATATACTAGTGCTTTACAAGTGTCTGGGCAATCCCATTTATACAAAGAACGAAATTTCATTTTTGTTATTCCATATTGTAAGACCGCTCATACAAATACATATGTTTTAAGATAAATGCAAGATGTTGAATCATTGCCCTATGAACGCACAACTAACCGAAATCATGCGCCTTATCACCAACCTGATCCGCACTGGGGTAGTCACCGAAGTGGACAGGGAAAACTGGCTTTGCCGGGTGAAAACGGGCGAGCTTGAAACCAACTGGATCAGCTGGCTGACGCTGCGTGCCGGGAATGCCCGCACATGGTGGCGACCATCGGAAGGTGAGCAGGTTGTGCTGCTGAGTCTGGGCGGCAATCTGGAAACCGCCTTTGCGCTGCCCGCTGTCTATTCGAATCAGTTCGCACCACCGTCTACGTCGGCGGACGCCTGCGTGACAGAACATCCTGACGGCGCCTGGTTTGAATACGAACCCGCCACCGGGCGCTGGTATGTCAGGGGCATCAAATCAATGGTCATTGAGGCCGCTGACAACATCACCATGAAAACCAGTGAGTTTGTGCTGGAGGCTGATCGCACGCGTATTAACAGCGAAGTGGTGATCAATGGTGGCGTTACCCAGGGCGGCGGAGCGATGAGTTCTAACGGGATCGTGGTTGATGCGCATCAGCATACTGGCGTTCTGAAAGGCGGCGACACAACCGGAGGCCCGCTATGACGCTTTATAGCGGGATGAACAATACCAGCGGCAAAGCCATTACTGATATTGACCATCTGCGCCAGTCGGTGCGGGACATTCTGCTGACGCCGCAGGGTAGCCGCATTGCTCGCCGTGAATATGGTTCCCTGCTGTCGGCACTGATAGACCAGCCACAAAATCCGGCGTTACGCCTGCAGGTCATGTCGGCAGTGTATGTGGCGCTGAGTCGCTGGGAGCCACGGCTGACGCTGGATTCCATCACCATCAACAGCCATTTTGACGGTTCAATGGTGGTGGCGCTGAGCGGGCGGCGTAATAACGGTGTGCCTGTTTCCCTTTCCGTATCAACAGGAGCAGAGAATGGCAGTGATTGACCTTTCGCAGTTGCCTGCGCCGCAGATTGTGGATGTGCCGGACTTTGAGACGCTGCTTGCCGAACGCAAGGCCGAATTTGTTGCGCTTCATCCGAAAGATGAGCAGGAAGCAGTGATGCGTACGCTGGAACTGGAATCTGAACCCGTCACCAAATTGCTGCAGGAGAACGCTTACCGTGAGTTGCTTCTGCGCCAGCGCATTAACGAAGCCGCGCAGGCTGTGATGGTGGCTTACGCGATGGGCAGCGATCTTGACCAGCTCGCTGCCAACTACAACGTGAAACGCCTGACGGTGACGCCTGCTGATAATGACGCTGTGCCGCCCGTTGCAGCTGTGATGGAAAGCGATGAAGCGTTACGCCTGCGTGTGCCTGCAGCCTTTGAAGGGCTTTCAGTTGCGGGGCCAACTGCAGCTTATGAATTTCATGCCCGAAGCGCCGACGGTCGGGTGGCGGATGCCAGTGCAACCAGCCCGGCACCTGCAGAGGTGGTGCTGACTGTCCTTAGCCGCGAAGGCGATGGAACTGCAGAAAAAGACCTGCTGGACGTGGTGGAAAAAGCTCTGAACAGTGAGAACGTCCGCCCGGTGGCTGACCGTCTTACGGTTCGCAGCGCAGAAATCATCCCGTATCGCGTGGAAGCCACCATTTTTCTCTATCCGGGACCGGAAGCAGAGCCGGTAATGGCAGCGGCAAAAGCCAGCCTGCAGAAGTACATCGCCAGTCAGACGCGTCTTGGTCGGGATATTCGCCGTAGCGCCATCTTTGCCGCCCTGCATGTTGAGGGTGTGCAGCGTGTGGAGCTGGCTTCTCCTCTGGCGGATGTGGTCCTGAACAAAACACAGGCGGCATCATGTACGCAGTGGAGCGTGACCAACGGGGGAACGGATGAATAGTCTGCTGCCACCGGGTTCAACGCCACTGGAGCGCCGACTGGCGCAGACCTGTCGCGGGATTTCTGAACTGCAGGTGCCACTGCGTGACCTGTGGGATCCGGCTACCTGTCCGGTCAGTTTCCTGCCTTATCTCGCCTGGGCGTTCTCTGTGGATCGCTGGGACGAGGGCTGGACAGAAGGCGTCAAGCGCCAGGTGGTGAAGGATGCTTTTTATATTCATCAGCATAAAGGGACCACCAGTGCCGTGCGTCGGGTGGTGGAGCCGTTCGGCTTTCTGATCCGCATTATTGAGTGGTGGCAGACCGGAGAGACACCGGGCACGTTTCGTCTGGATATCGGCGTGCAGGACCAGGGCATCACTGAAGATACCTATCTGGAACTTGAGCGACTGATAAGCGATGCCAAACCATGTAGCCGTCACATGATCGGCATGTCCATCAACCTGCAGACCAGCGGCCCGCATTGGGTGGGGGCAGCCAGTTATCTTGGCGAAGAAATCACGATCTATCCGTATATCAACGAAACAATTATTTCCGGCGGCACCGCGCATGAGGGCGGGGCAGTCCACGTTATTGACACAGTGAGAGTGAATCCATGAGCACAAAATTTTATACCCTGCTGACGGATATTGGCGCGGCGAAACTTGCCAGCGCCGCCGCGCTCGGTGTGCCGCTAAAAATTACCCATATGGCGGTGGGCGATGGCGGCGGAGCATTGCCGACGCCGGACGCAAAGCAGACTGCACTGGTAAATGAGAAACGCCGGGCTGCGCTGAATATGCTCTATATCGACCCGCAGAACAGCAGCCAGATTATTGCTGAACAGGTGATCCCTGAAAACGAGGGCGGTTGGTGGATTCGTGAAGTGGGGCTGTTTGATGAGTCCGGGGCATTGATTGCCGTGGGCAACTGCCCGGAAAGCTATAAGCCGCAACTGGCTGAAGGCAGCGGGCGCACCCAGACCGTGCGCATGGTGCTGGTTACCAGCAGCACGGACAATATCACCCTGAAAATCGACCCTGCCGTCGTGCTGGCAACCCGCAGGTATGTGGATGACAAGGCTCTGGAGCTGAAGGTGTACGTGGATGATCTGATGGCAAAACATCTTGCCGCACCGGACCCGCATTCACAGTATGCACCCAAAGAAAGTCCGACGTTTACCGGGACACCCAAAGCGCCAACGCCAGCAGCAGGGAATAACACCACGCAGATTGCGACCACCGCGTTTGTTCAGGCGGCTCTGACGGCTCTTATTAATGGTGCGCCAGCCACCCTGGACACGCTGAAAGAAATAGCCGCAGCCATTAACAATGATCCGAAATTCAGTACCACCATTAACAATGCGCTGGCGCTGAAAGCGCCGCTGTCGAGTCCGGCACTTACCGGGACGCCAACAGCTCCCACGGCGGCGCAGTCGGTCAACAATACACAGATTGCCACTACCGCTTTTGTGAAATCGGCAATTGCAGCCATGGTGGGTTCTGCACCTGCGGCACTGGATACGCTGAACGAACTGGCAGCGGCGCTGGGGAATGATCCGAACTTTGCCACGACAATAACTAACTCCCTTGCGGGGAAGCAGCCAAAGGATGCTACTTTAACGGCGTTGGCAGGGCTTTCTACATCAAAAGATAAACTCCCTTATTTTACAGGGGAAGATCGGGCTGCCTTAACTGCACTGACAAGTGTTGGGCGTGCCATTCTTAGCAAGCCCAGCGCACAGGGCGTTCTTGATTATCTTGGTTTAGGGGATGGCTCTGCATTACCTGTTGGTGTCCCTGTTCCGTGGCCTTCTGCCACTCCACCGACAGGCTGGCTGAAATGCAACGGAGCGGCTTTTTCGGCTGAAGAATATCCCAAACTGGCAAAGGTTTATCCGACAAATAAATTGCCTGATTTACGTGGTGAGTTTATTCGTGGCTGGGATGATGGGCGTGGTATTGATGCTGGACGTGCTTTATTGAGCCTTCAGGCTGGAATGCTGGAAAAACACCGCCATATGGTTGTAGCCAACGATGGGTATGATTCAAAAGAGGAATGGGAACTGGCGGCAATCTTCAGAAAAGCATATACGCAAGGCCGGGGGCTTGATGCTGCCGATGCCGGAGGGACTCTGATTCCATCACCAACGCTACATACACGAGGGAGTATTGGTAACACAGGTGGGAGCGAAACCCGTCCACGAAATATTGCATTTAACTATATCGTGAGAGCTGCATAATGGATAAAGCCGTATTAAATAGCGAACTTATTGCCACGAAGGCGGGGAATATTACCGTCTATAACTATGATGGTGAAACACGGGAATATATTTCTGAATCAACAGAATATCTTGCTGTCGGCGTCGGTATCCCCGCATATTCGTGTTTAGATGCTCCTGGTTCATATCAGTCAGGTTATGTGTCCTGTCGAACTCTGGATTTGAGATCATGGGAATATGTCCCTGACCACCGTGGTGAAACGGTCTATAACACATTGAACGGTAAACCGATGGAAATAAAAACGATTGGTGAATACCCGGAAAATGTGACCACTCTTGCACCATCCACACCATATGATGTTTGGAATGGGAATGAATGGGTTGTGGACCTACAGGCGAAAAAAAACGCATTAGAGAAGGTTTTTATAACAGAAAGAGATATGGCGATCAATGAAGCTCTGAACTACATATCTCCTTTACAGAGTGAATTATTATTGGGGAGTATTTCGGAGCGAAATAAAGAAATTTTGCAGGTATGGTTAAACTATATTAATGAGCTAAAGGAAGCGGTATTTGTTTCTGATAAAGCTTCCTTATTGCCTGCTAAGCCAGAATGTTAGTATTGCCTAAAGCTAGCCATTTATTGGCTGGCTTTTGAGAGCAATATACTTTGTGTGCGTGAAAATAATCGGTCCATGATTCTGGAAGAAATTGTACTGCTTAATAAGTAACATATAGCAAAGCTGATTATTACTGTACCTACCAATACGAACGGCCATGACAACATCTTATTTAGGTAAGTGGAAATGTATAATATAAATAGACCATGTAACAGATATATACTAAGACTATTTTTTCCAAACATCTCTAAAATTACACAGGTGGGTTTTAGCTGCATGAGAGCTAATACAAAAGCCGGAACTGCTGCATAGTTGACTACTTTGTATAACATAAGTACAACTATAGACTTATCAAAATAAGAGAATGGAAAAGCGCCGTAGAGAAATATGGTAGGTGCAAATATCGATAAAATCACTAATGCAATAACTGCTGAGAATAAAATGAGGTATATCGTATTTTTGCCGTGCCTTTTACGTAATAAATTATTCCGATAAAATAACGCTCCTATAATAAAGTAGGGTAGAAAATTAATTGTCCTCATAATGGATAGAGTCTGCGAACTGAAATCAATGAATTGAAATGCGAAGCTTATAAGTAAAGAAAGACAAAGAGGGTAACGGAAGGTGAATAGAACAGAAGCAATTATTTGCCAGAAAAAAAGGCTTAAAAGATACCACATTATCCAATAAGGCGCGCCAATCTTAAGATAACCAGAAATACTTCCTGTCAGCAAGAAGTTGATAAATTCATAAATAAAATTAAAAACAATGAATGGAACAAGAATATGTTTGCTTAATTTGTATATGTCAAGATTGCTACATCCCTTGCTAAGAAAACCAGAAATTAATACAAAGGCGGGCATGTGAAATGTGTAAATGAAATCATATATATATTTCACTTGTTCATGTTCTACGCCACCGCCAAGTATGTGCGCCATAACCACCAGTAAAATTAACGCGCCTTTGAGCGTATCGATAGTGTTATCACGATTATCGATCTGTTGTGCCACGGACAATCCTTAAGTGTATATAGTTAGTTTTCTGTTGAAGACAGTATCCAGGGTAACGGATTCAATTAAAAGTATTAAATGAGAATCTGATAATTGTGCAGGCCGTCGTACAAACGACCTCGCGTGACCTAAGGCAACTTTATTTTCATAGTAGGCATTATCCCTGTAAACCGGAGAGACTGCCTTATGGCTCAGGATTACCACCACGGGGTGCGCGTTGTTGAAGTCAACGAAGGCACCCGATCCATTACCACGGTGAGCACCGCCATCGTGGGTATGGTCTGCACGGGCGATGATGCCGATGCAAAAATGTTTCCTCTTAATAAACCCGTGCTGATCACTGATGTACTGACCGCCAGCGGTAAAGCGGGTGAGACCGGCACGCTGGCCCGTTCGCTGGATGCCATCGCTGACCAGGCAAAACCCGTGACCGTAGTTGTGCGTGTGCCGCAGGGTGAAACGGAAGAAGAAACCACAACCAATATCATCGGCGCAGTGACTGCTGAAGGTAAAAAAACAGGCATGAAAGCCCTGTTATCTGCCCAGTCACAGCTCGGCGTTAAACCGCGCATTCTCGGCGTGCCGGGTCACGATAATAAAGCCGTTGCGACTGAGCTGCTGAGTGTGGCGCAAAGCCTGCGCGGGTTTGCTTACCTGTCGGCGTATGGCTGCAAAACAGTGGAAGAAGTGCTTACCTACCGTGAAAACTTCAGCCAGCGCGAAGGGATGCTGATCTGGCCCGACTTTACTGGCTGGGACACGGTGCTGAATGCCGAAGCAACAGCATATGCCACCGCCCGTGCGCTTGGTCTGCGCGCCAAAATTGACGAGCAGACCGGATGGCACAAAAGCCTGTCTAACGTGGGCGTGAACGGTGTCACCGGAATTTCTGCTGATGTGTTCTGGGATCTGCAGGACCCGGCAACAGATGCAGGTCTGCTGAACCAGAACGACGTCACCACGCTTATCCGCAAAGACGGTTTCCGCTTCTGGGGTTCCCGCTGCCTGAGTGATGACCCACTCTTTGCCTTCGAAAACTACACCCGCACGGCGCAGGTGCTGATGGACACGATGGCAGAAGCGCATATGTGGGCGGTGGACAAACCGCTGAACCCGTCGCTGGCCCGCGACATTATCGAAGGTATCCGCGCCAAAATGCGCAGCCTGGTCAGTCAGGGCTATCTCATTGGTGGTGATTGCTGGCTGGACGAGTCGGTGAATGACAAAGACACTCTGAAAGCCGGAAAACTCACCATCGACTACGACTACACGCCAGTGCCGCCACTTGAAAACCTGATGTTGCGTCAGCGCATCACCGATCAGTACCTGGTGAATTTCTCCAGCCAGGTCAGCGCGTAAGGGGACAACATGGCTTTACCACGCAAATTAAAACATCTGAACTTGTTTAACGACGGGAACAACTGGCAGGGGATCGTTGAGTCGCTGACGCTGCCGAAATTCACCCGCAAATATGAGAAGTATCGCGGCGGCGGAATGCCGGGTGCAGTGGATGTGGATCTGGGGCTTGATGACAGTGCGCTGGATACAGAATTTTCCATTGGTGGTACTGAATTGCTGCTGTTTAAGCAGATGGGCAAAGCCACGGTGGATGGCATCCAGCTGCGCTTTACCGGCTCTATCCAGCGTGATGATACCGGGGAAGTGCAGGCCGTGGAGCTTGTGGTGCGTGGACGTCACAAAGAAGTGGATTCCGGCGAGTGGAAGACGGGCGAAAGCAACACCACCAAAGTGACCAGTACCAACAGCTACGCGAAGCTGACCATCAATGGTGAGGTGCTCTATGAAGTGGACCTTATCAACATGGTGGAAATTGTGGACGGTGTGGACCTGATGGAAGCGCACCGCAACGCCCTCGGCCTCTGATGTATCTGAACGGCGCGGGATTCCGCGCCAGAACCCAATTTACAGGACAACAAAATGAGCGATAAGCAGACTGAAAAGACCATTCAACTGGATACCCCTATCAAGCGCGGTAAAACGGAAATCACCGAAATTGTGCTGCGTAAACCGCAGTCTGGTGCGCTGCGCGGTACACGCCTGCAGGCCATTATGGATATGGATGTGAACGCGATGATGACCGTGATCCCCCGCATTTCCAGTCCGGCACTGACTGCACAGGAAATTGCAGATATGGACCCGGCAGATCTCACTGCCATGTCGGTTGAGGTTGTTACTTTTTTGTTGAAGAAGTCGGTGCTTGCCGGTTTACCGACAGCCTGACGGTTGACGATCTGGTGGCAGATATCGCCACCATTTTTCACTGGCCGCCATCCGTTACTGACGTTATGCCGCTGACCGAAGTGCTGGAATGGCGGTATAAAGCGATTCAGAGAAGCGGGGCCAACGATGAGTGATAACAACCTGCGCCTGCAGGTCATTCTTAATGCGGTTGACAAACTCACCCGCCCATTCCGTGCTGCACAGGCCAGTTCGAAAGAGCTGGCTGGCGCAATCAGAAACTCCCGTGACGCATTAAAGCAACTCAATCAGGCGGGTAACAGCCTGGAAAAATTTCGCAAGCTGCAGGCCGATAACAAGAAGTTAGGCGACAGGCTGAACTATGCCAGACAGAAGGCTAATTTGCTTAGCTCTGAGCTGGAGGCGATGGAACAACCATCACAACGGCACCTTGTGGCTTTAGGTCGGCAAACGCTGGCAGTCCAACGCCTGGAAGAACAACAAAAATATTTGCAGAAGCAAACGGCGCTTGTGCGTGCAGAGCTGTACCGGGCGGGAATTTCTGCGAAAGATGATGCGGGAGCAACTGCCCGTTTAGCCCGTGAAACATCACGTTATAACCAGGAACTTTCGAAACAGGAGGCGCGGCTGAAGCGACTGGGGGAAGCTCAGCGCAGGATGAATGCGGCGCGTGCCAGTTATGCCCGTTCACTGGAGGTGCGTGATCGTATTGCAGGTGCCGGAGCCACCACCACGGCTGCAGGGCTGGCAATGGGCGCACCAGTGATGGCGGCAGTAAAAAGCTATACCAGCATGGAAGATGCCATGAAAGGTGTGGCAAAGCAGGTCAATGGTCTTCGTGACGATAATGGCAACCGCACTGCACGTTTTTATGAAATGCAGGATGCCATCAAGGCTGCCAGCGAACAGTTGCCGATGGAAAACGGTGCGGTGGATTTCGCTGCACTGGTTGAAGGTGGTGCGCGCATGAACGTCGCAAACCCTGACGACAGCTGGGAAGACCAGAAACGTGACCTGCTGGCCTTCGCCAGTACGGCAGCAAAGGCGGCAACAGCCTTTGAGCTGCCAGCGGATGAACTGTCAGAAAGTCTGGGGAAAATCGCCCAGCTCTACAAAATCCCTACCCGCAATATTGAACAGCTCGGTGATGCGCTGAACTATCTGGATGATAACGCCATGTCGAAAGGGGCAGATATCATTGATGTCATGCAACGCCTGGGTGGTGTGGCTGATCGTCTGGATTATCGTAAAGCGGCGGCGCTGGGTTCCACCTTTCTGACACTGGGCGCTGCGCCAGAGGTTGCAGCCAGTGCAGCAAACGCGATGGTGCGTGAATTGTCCATTGCCACCATGCAAAGCAAGAGTTTCTTTGAAGGAATGAATCTGCTGAAACTCAATCCTGAAGTGATTGAAAAGCAGATGACGAAGGATGCGATGGGAACTATCCAGCGCGTACTGGAGAAGGTGAACGCACTGCCGCAGGATAAACGTCTGTCTGCCATGACCATGTTGTTTGGTAAAGAGTTTGGCGATGACGCGGCGAAACTGGCAAACAACCTGCCGGAACTGCAGCGCCAGTTAAAGCTGACAGCGGGCAATGATGCGCTCGGTTCCATGCAGAAAGAATCCGACATCAACAAGGACTCACTTTCTGCTCAGTGGTTGCTGGTCAAAACCGGAGCGCAGAACACCTTCAGCAGCCTGGGCGAAACGCTGCGCCAGCCGCTGATGGATATTCTGTACACGGTGAAAAGCATCACGGGGGCGTTGCGCCGCTGGGTGGAAGCTAACCCGGAACTGACAGGCACACTGATGAAAGTAGCCGCTGTGGTGGCTGCGGTTACCGTAGGCCTCGGAACCTTAGCGGTGGCGCTGGCTGCAGTGCTGGGGCCGCTGGCAGTGATTCGTCTGGGATTCTCTGTGCTGGGTATCAAAACGTTACCTTCCGTTACGGCAGCAGTAACCCGAACCAGCAGCGCGTTGTCCTGGCTGGCTGGCGCACCACTGGCACTGTTGCGACGCGGGCTTGCTTCATCGGGCAACGCCGCAGGTTTACTTACTGCGCCGTTGTCGTCTTTGCGCCGCACGGCATTACTGACGGGAAATGTCCTGAAAACTGTAGCAGGTGCGCCGGTTGCACTTTTGCGGTCTGGATTATCCGGTTTACGTGCTGTTGCTGTGATGTTTATGAATCCTCTGGCGGTACTGCGCGGTGGACTGGCCGCCGCAGGCACGGTGCTGCGAGTACTGGCATCTGGTCCACTGGTGATGCTGCGCGTTGCCCTGTATGCCGTATCTGGTCTGTTAGGTGCTCTGCTCAGTCCGATTGGTCTTGTGGTTACTGCACTGGCGGGCGTGGCGCTGGTTGTCTGGAAATACTGGCAACCCATCACCGCATTTCTTGGTGGAGTGGTGGAGGGATTCAAAGCGGCGGCAGGTCCCGTCAGTGAAGCATTCGAACCGCTTAAGCCCGTGTTCCAGTGGATTGGCGACAAAGTACAGGCGCTGTGGGGCTGGTTTACTGATCTGCTGACGCCCGTTAAGTCGACCTCTGCCGAACTGCAGAGTGCAGCGGCAATGGGGCGACGATTCGGGGAGGCACTGGCGGAAGGGCTAAATATGGTCATGCATCCGCTGGACTCCCTGAAATCCGGCGTTTCCTGGTTGCTGGAGAAGCTCGGCATTGTCAGTAAAGAGGTCGCAAAGGCAAAACTGCCGGAAAGCGTGACGCGTCAGCAACCTGCGACGGTGAATGCAGACGGTAAAGTGATGATGCCATCGGGTGGTTTTCCATCATGGGGATATGGCTTTGCGGGGATGTATGACAGCGGCGGGTATATCCCGCGCGGGCAGTTTGGCATCGTCGGTGAAAACGGGCCGGAAATTGTTAACGGCCCGGCAAATGTGACCAGCCGGAGAAATACAGCTGCACTGGCTGCCGTTGTTACCGGAATGATGGGAGTTGCTGCCGCGCCAGCAGAGCTTCCACCGTTGCACCCTTTGGCACTTCCCGCGAAAGGTGGAGAAGCAATTGTGAGTCGCGCAGCCACTGTGCCGCCCGTTTACAGGATTGAGGCACCGACGCAGATCATCATCCAGACGCAGCCAGGACAAAGTGCGCAGGATATTGCACGGGAGGTGGCCCGCCAGCTTGATGAACGTGAACGCAGGCTGAAGGCAAAAGCCAGGAGTAACTACAGCGATCAGGGGGGATACGACGCATGATGATGGTGCTGGGATTGTACGTGTTTATGCTGCGCACCGTGCCGTATCAGGAACTGCAGTATCAGCGCAGCTGGCGACATGCGGCTAACAGTCGGGTAAATCGTCGTCCATCCACGCAGTTTCTGGGACCGGACAACGACATGCTGACGCTTTCTGGTGTTCTTATGCCGGAGATAACAGGCGGCAGGCTGTCATTGCTGGCACTGGAGCAGATGGCAGAACAGGGGAAAGCATGGCCCCTGATTGAAGGCAGCGGCACGATTTACGGCATGTATGTGATTGAGGGACTGAATCAGACCAAAACGGAGTTTTTCCGCGACGGTATGCCGCGCCGGATTGAGTTCACCCTGTCGCTCAAACGGGTGGATGAATCCCTGTCCGATATGTTTGGTGATCTCAGTGCGCAGCTGAATAATCTGCAGGACATGGCAACATCTGCCTTAAGCGATATCAGTAAAACGGTGGGAGGGCTGCTGTCATGAATTTCAGCTCTGAACTGCTTAACAAAGGCAACAAAACTCCGGCATTCAGTATCAGTATTGAGGGCAGGGATATCACCACTGTGCTGGATAACCGTCTGATGAGTCTGACGCTGACGGACAATCGGGGCTTTGAAGCGGACCAGCTTGATCTGGAGCTGGACGACGCCGACGGAAAAATCGTGCTGCCGCGCCGTGGTGCGGTCATTACGCTGGCGCTGGGCTGGAAGGGGCAGCCGCTTTTCCCGAAAGGGGCATTCACGGTGGACGAGATTGAACACACCGGCGCACCGGATCGCCTGACTATCCGGGCGCGAAGTGCTGATTTTAGGGAAACGCTGAATACCCGCCGTGAAAAATCGTGGCACAAGACCACTGTCGGGGAAGTGGTGAAGGAAATAGCCGCGCGTCATAAGCTGAAGATGGCACTGGGTAAAGACCTGTCGGATAAGCCCGTGGAGCATATAGACCAGACTAATGAGAGTGACGGCAGTTTTCTGATGCGGCTGGCGCGCCAGTACGGTGCCATCGCGTCGGTGAAAAATGGCAATCTGTTATTCATCCGGCAGGGACAGGGCAAAAGCGCCAGCGGTAAACCACTGCCGGTGATCTCAATCACACGTAAGGACGGCGACAGTCACCGCTTTACCCTGGCAGATCGCGGAGCCTACACGGGCGTAATTGCCAGTTGGTTGCATACCCGCGAACCCGCGAAGAAAGAAAGCACCACGGTGAAGCGTAAGCGCAGGACTAAGAAGCAGAAGAAAGAGCCGGAAGCGAAGCAGGGCGATTACCTGGTGGGTACGGATGAAAACGTGCTGGTACTTAATCGCACTTATGCCAACCGGAGCAACGCCGAACGGGCAGCGAAAATGCAGTGGGAACGCCTGCAACGCGGCGTTGCATCATTCTCGCTACAACTGGCGGAAGGGCGGGCAGATCTCTACACAGAAATGCCTGTGAAGGTCAGTGGCTTTAAACAGCCGATAGATGATGCGGAATGGACCATTACGACTCTGACGCATACCGTCAGCCCCGATAACGGTTTTACAACCAGTCTGGAGCTTGAAGTGAGGATTGATGATTTCGAAATGGAATGATTCTTCGCAATGGAGAACTTTTAAGTTTGCAAAATGGAATAATGCGGTATCATTATTGTGAATTTAGCAAAAATGGGGAGAACTCGAAAAATGATGATTTGCCCACTGTGTGGAAGTGCCGCCCATACTCGCAGCAGTTTTCAGGTATCTTCATTGACCAAAGAGCGTTACAACCAGTGCCAGAATATTAACTGCAGCCATACTTTTGTAACCCATGAAACTTTTGTTCGTTCGATTGCAACGCCAAAAGAGTCAAATCCGGTTCAGCCGCATCCAATGAAATCAGGACAGGTGGCGCTCTCTCTTTGACGCTGCCGCCATTTTGTCGCCATCGTTAAAAAACAGTGCTTCTAACGTCATGATTTTAAACGGCATAAATTTCAGGCAACAAAAAACCCATCAACCTTGAACCTAAATGGCGGGGTTGATGGGCTCCACAAAATGGGGACATCAAAGAAAAGCAGTGGCACTAATTAAGACTGATACCCTGAAGAAAAGTTCTGCGGTTGTACAAAAAAATTTCATTTTTAGGGCAACTTCAGTTTTATCCGAGTCCGGGCCATACCATCACAATGATTGTCCCTGCCAGTGTCAGCAGTACGTTAGCTATTGCATAAGTGCCCGCATAGCCCAGCGCCGGGATGTTACTGCGGGCTGTATCACTGATGATCTCCATTGCCGGTGCGCAGGTTCGTGCGCCCATCATTGCGCCGAATAACAGTGCGCGGTTCATACGCAATACGTAAGCACCGAACAGGAAGCAGATAACAACGGGCACCAGACTGACAATCAATCCGGCAATCAACATCTGACCGCCAATCGCGCCCAGGCCGTTATTGATGCCGCTACCGGCGCTTAAACCAACACCCGCCATAAACACCATCAAACCAAACTCTTTCACCATACTTAACGCACCCTGCGGAATATAGCCGAAGGTCGGGTGGTTAGCGCGCATAAAGCCCAGCATAATGCCAGCGAATAACAATCCGGCAGCGTTACCCATGCCAAAACTGAAAGTGCTGAACTGGAAGGTAATCATCCCGATCATCAGGCCTATAACAAAGAATGCGCAGAATGCCAGCAAGTCGGTGACCTGGCTGTGAATCGAAATAAAGCCGATACGGTCAGCGATGGTCTTCACACGGCGGGCATCGCCGCTCACCTGCAAAACGTCACCTTTGTTAAGCACTACGTTATCGTCAATTGGCATCTCGATCTGACTGCGGATCACGCGGTTAAGGAAGCAACCGTGATCGGTCAACTTCAATTGCGCCAGACGTTTACCGACGGCGTTATGGTTTTTGACGACCACCTCTTCAGTGACAATACGCATGTCGAGAAGGTCACGATCAAAAACTTCTTTACCGTTACGGAAGCTGGGATCGAGTCGGGCGTGGGCATCGGGATATCCTACCAACGCTATTTCATCGCCCATTTGCAACACGGCGTCACCATCCGGATTTGCCAGAATCCCGTTACGACGGATACGTTCAATATAGCAACCGGTCTGTCGATAAATACCCAATTCACGCAAGTTCTTGCCGTCGGCCCAGGCGACCAGTTCCGGTCCGACTCGGTAAGCGCGAATCACCGGCAGATAGACTTTGCGGCTGGCGTCGGTGTCCAGACCTCGCTCACGAGCGATTTGCTGGGCGCTGGTCTGTAAGTCCTGATGCTGTAACTTGGGCAGGTAACGCGCTCCGACAATCAGGCTCACCAGACCGATCAAATAGGTTAATGCATACCCAAGGCTTAAATTATCCAGTGCCGCGGAGAGCTGCCCGCTTTCTATACCAGAGTGGCGTAACGTATCGCCCGCACCGACCAGAACCGGCGTCGATGTCATGGAGCCAGCCAACATACCGGCCGTCAGGCCAATGTCCCAGCCAAACAGCTTACCCAAACCTAAGGCGATCAACAGCGCACTACCGACCATTACCAGCGCTAACATTAGGTAATTTTTCCCATCGCGGAAAAAAATGGAAAAAAAGTTGGGTCCGGCTTCGACCCCGACGCAGAAAATAAACAGCATAAAGCCAAGATTAAGCGCGTCGGTGTTAATACTGAAATGTTGTTGACCTAATAATAGCGATACGACTAAAACGCCAATGGAATTACCCAGTTGGATTGAACCAAGTCGTAATTTTCCGAGACATAGCCCAAGCGCGAGGACCACGAATAATAACAGAATGTAATTCCCATTTAACAATTCGGCGACGTTTATATTCACGGAGACTAACTTCTTGTTTACGAGTAAGCTGTTGAAAGAAATGGTAATTTAAGATAATGTTTTTACCTGAATTCAGGGCGCAGATTCATTCAGCGCACTTAATCAATAGTAAAGTAACAATATATTTTACTAGTGTAATCACATTAGATACCAACGGCTATAAGAATTGTGTTGGCCTATATTAGCATGGAATGCGAAGCGGCTTTATCTTACTGAGCGCCACACTGGCGAAAAATGTGTTCGATAGAGGCAGTGTCAGGAGGAAGATGTGAAACATAAACAACGTTGGGCGGGGGCAGTCTGCTGTTTTGTCCTCTTCATTGTGGTGTGCCTTTTCCTGGCGACGCATATGAAGGGCGCTTTTCGGGCTGCCGGGCATCCTGAAATCGGCTTACTGTTTTTCATTCTTCCTGGAGCTGTCGCCAGTTTTTTTTCGCAGCGTAGAGAAGTCCTTAAACCCCTGTTTGGCGCAATGCTGGCAGCACCGTGTTCTATGTTAATTATGCGCCTGTTTTTTTCACCAACACGCTCATTCTGGCAAGAGCTGGCATGGTTATTGAGTGCTGTCTTCTGGTGTGCGCTGGGGGCGTTGTGTTTCTTGTTTATCAGTAGCTTGTTCAAGCCACAACACAGAAAAAATCAATAAAGCCCTCAAACAGAGAGGGCTTATCCGGCAAATCAGGCGTCAAGATTCTCTTTTACCCAGGCTGCAAAATCGGTATAGCCACCGATGTGTTGCTGATCGACAAAAATCTGCGGCACGGTTTCAACGGGCTTCCCGGCCTTCTGTTGTAAATCTTCTTTAGTGATCCCTTCAGCACGAATATCCACATACTGATAGTGAAAATCATCGCGCTCGTTGCTTAATTTTTCTGCCAGATCTTTTGCACGAACGCAGTAAGGGCAACCCGGACGGCCGAAAATAACGGTTTGCAT